CCATTGCCTAAGGAAGTACACATGTCCCCCGACATTCTGGTGGCTTCGACAGTGACTCGAAACCATTTGAAGAGACATACATTGATCCCACCTAGAGCGCGCTCAACAACTTCAAACCACTTGTCCGGCAGGAACTTCGTAAACCACTTGTAAAGCACAAACTCCACAGCGTCCATTATTGCCCTAACAAAGAGGGCCTCAAAGGACGAATAGTCGGATGTGAAATAAAGTGACCCGGGCGTCCACAAACGATCCCGGATATACGCTGGCCTGTCCTGCACTGGCACCTTCTTTATAAACTCAGGCGCCTGGAACACTTTCTTCTCAATCAGCCTGAAAACAGGTCCTGAAAAGCATTTGAATTGATCTGATCTGGAATTGATCCCTCTAGCATGCTTGAAGTCAGTGTATGGCTCGTCCTTCATAAAGGACTTGTTGTTGAGGAACTTAGGGTCTTCCTCAATGTCAGTCATGGCGGCCCACACCGCTCTGAGTTCTTCTTTCCTCCACTCGGGATAGTCCACACTATCAATCCAAGTCTCGAAAGAGACATCCTCTGTTGGTAGCAGAGGATCTCCGAATCTGCCACTATCGAGCTGCCTCGTAACGTAGCGTCTGAGCCTTCGGAGCAACCTCCCACTGATCGGGGGAGGTTTGTTCAAGAATCTCTTTTGTACACCAGCAGCCATAGTGTCTGGATCTCTAGGATCGCATCTGGGGAGTGAGGCGCCATCCACATGGATGCCACAACTCACAGCGACAGGGGGTCGCGACGCGAGATCAATGTTCTGTGCTTCCGGGTTAAAAACCAAGTTTGAATTATCCTTGATTTCACCGGGAATGGGCACGGCTACCTCGTCATGACGGTAACCGTAACACACAGTGACACTACTGGCTGGACTGCTGGCTTCTACCAGTTTTTTGACCACCATCCACGGGACTGCTGGGCCTCCATCCACATGCACATGGCTACATCAACTGTATCCATAGTAATGTGTTGGGCGGAAAGGACGGTGTATCTGTTCACATTGTCGCCTTGATGCGATGCTGCGAACTGTTCGAGACGTTTTCTGACAACTGACGTCTCGCTTGAGGGCACAAAATGGCGCGAAGTGCACATCTGCGCAAGCAATTCGAGGGAGGCATATTTGTATGCGGTCTCTCCCCAAAACCAACCAAGAATGCCATGGTAGGTTGTCTCGAATTTGAGCTTTGCTATGATGGGATCTCCTCTCTTTAGATCCTTGAGCTGATGATCATCAGTTCTCTTGTCTGTATGATCATGTTGGTGAACAATGGCAATGGCCGTAATTTTCAGATCCTTGATGGCTCCAGTAACATTAACCTCAAAATTAATGATACGCTCGTCATCGGTGACAAGGTCATAATTGCCTTGCAAGTCTGGTTCTCCTTCGTCCATATTGTCGATGCAGTCATCGGGGACCATCCTGTAGTCTGGATCGTCATCGTCATCGTCGTCACTGTCGTCATCCGGGTCACTGTCCCCGGGATGACCGGCTCTGGCTGGGTGTGCGGAGGGGGTGTTGTTCGGTCCCTCCTCTCCAGGTTTGCGCCATCTGTCCATGACGTTCTCCCAAGCCTCTGTGTTCCACTGGTGGTCTTCGTAACCACCATCCCTCCCTGCGTATCCGGGAGTGGCGAGATTGTCGGAGATGTAGTTGCAAATTCTCCCCCAGTAACTGCGGTTGGATAGCCTCGTCTTCGTTATAGGGACGATTTTCCCTCGAAGTGGGTCATTCCTCACCACCATGACTGGTTCGGGCTCTACTTTCTCCTCCTCCTCTTTCTTCTTCTCTGCGGCAGTTTCGATCTGTTCGACGACAAGCTCGACGACCTCTTTAACTTTATCTGCTGCAGCGATCTCCGTCCCAGCAGCTCGCTCAGTAAGATCCTGTATCTGAGCAGCAACAATGGCTGTTGGGGAGGGGGCAGTCTTCTGCCTTCTCGCTCTGTGGCCGCCCTGCGGCGGTTTCGGCCCCCTATTGGCACCTTGGGGACCACCTCGCGGCGCGTGCTCTACTTGAGCTCCTGCGCGTCTACCCTGTCCTCTTGGACCAGGGTTCTTCTCCACATCACCGCAAATACTGAGGTCGGTTTTGCGATTTGTCCTGCCGAGTGCTATCACTGCAGCGACAGGGTGTGGAGGCATGTATCCCGATAGAGTACTCGGGACACGAAATTTGTGCACATTGTGTGCCTCTGAGTGTGTCAATAGTCCTAACACTCGAGTGGTCTTCATGGAGCAAGGCCTAGGTACGTTAGCATACCCTCTGTTTATGTTTCTGTGTCTGTGCTGTTCTACAGCTTGGGTCATTGGAAATTTGGCAAAGGTTTTCATTATGGTTCGTACTGGCGTTGTATTCTTTGAACACGCTTATTGATCCGGCCTGGACGGTATTACCTATCGATGTTGTCTCCGCTTGCGACTCTCTGGTTCTTGACTTACTAATAGTCAAGCCAGCCTACGCGAAGCGATGCATATTACTGCCATCAGGATACGGTCCTCCTTCACATTCAAAGAAGTTTGTGATAAATTGTGTGGGCACCTGCGGAGCGTTCCTCTTTCACTTTCCAGGGGGAAGAGGGGCTCAGCAACAGGACTCCCATTACCACGGCACTTGCGCTCGCCTCAAAGAGACGCGTCATCATGCCCTCCATGGGCCACCAGCTCCTCCTTCGCTGGTGCACGTGATCACTAATGATCCCCGGCTGTTCCCACAAATGGAACAGGCTTATTTAACCTAATGTCTGCGGTACTCTCCTCCACATATCTTCTCGAGAGAGTTGGTGATATATTGACGTCATATCCTACGTCCTTAAGGTCTTTAACTATGTGCGCGATGGTCTCTGTGTGATTACGGAACACCTGATAACTCAACAATAATTGGGAAATCAGGGCACAGATGGCACATGCTAACTGTATATAT